CTAATATATAATTGATGTATTGGCTATATATAGATTTTGCGCAATTTTATAAGTATCTATATATAATTAATGTATAGGCTATATATAAATTTCGCGCAATTTTATAAGTATCTATATATAATTAATGTATAGGCTATATATAAATTTCGCGCAATTTTATAAGTATCTATATATAATTGATGTATTAGATATATATAGATATTGTGATTTTATATTTTATAATTATGATTAAAAAATTTGAAATTATTATAATCTAGTTAAAATAATAATTTATAAGTATTTATTAATAATGGCATTGGTAACATTGTCTGGAAAAATAGATATTATACCATTTAAATTATCTGAAATTGAAATTAAAAATAAATCTAAAAACGAATTAATAAATTTATATAATGCATTATTGAAACAACATGAACAATTAATTGCATCATATAATTCATTATATCTAGAATATAAAAAAGAAATAACAAACAATAATATATTAACTAAACAACTTGGATTGCAAATACAAACTATTGAAGATTTACGAAATCAAATTATTCAATTACAAAAAGATAATGAAAGTCTAAAAGAATTAATTTTATTACAAAATAATAAAATAAACGAACAAGATAATAGAATTAATGATTTAACAAATGAAATAGCTATATTAAAATACGCAAATGATAAACAAATGGAAAAACTATTGTATTGTAAATATATTATGGCAATACAAGATATCAATGCTAAAGATAAATTAGAATCAAAAATTCCTATTCTTAAAAATTTAAGATCACATCGTAATGACGTATCACATTATTTATTAGCTACATTTACAACAAATGAAATTGATCAATGTATATTTGTCTTATTAGATAAATTAATTAATATGCCTAGCAACATTAAAACAAAATTTGATAAATTATATCCTGGTATGATAGACAGTCTTAAAACAGAAATTAAACAACCAAATATTATATTATCAAATTCAGATGAAGAATACATCAATGAATGGTGGGAAGTATAATATTTATAATATTTATTAATTATTATAAAGCTATGTGTAATTTGTTTATTATTTTATATAGTCATTACTAATTAATTATATATAATAATATATTACCTATATATAAATTTCGCGCAATTTTATAAGTATTTATATATAATTGATGTATTAGCTATATATAGATTTCGCGCAATTTTATAAGTATTTATATATAATTGATGTATTGACTATATATAAATTTCGCGCAATTTTATAAGTATTTATATATAATTGATGTATTGGCTATATATAAATTTCGTGCAATTTTATAAGTATCTATATATAATTGATGTATTGGCTATATATAAATTTCGCGCAATTTTATAAGTATCTGTATATAATTTATGTATTGATTATATATAGATTTTGTGCAATTTTATAATTAATAATGTATATAAATATGAGTTTTTATTATTAAATCAAAAAATTAAATAATGTTATATAGTAATGGCATTTATATCAATTTGTGGTTTTGAATTATGCAAAATGTTAAATTATAATATTAACAATACAATAACTACATATAAAATTTATTATATAAAATATATGATAACGTATTTAATACCATATAATAATTTGAATATTAAATTTATAAAAAATGTCAATTAATTAGTTAAATATGATTTATTAATTAAATATTCTTTATATGTTGTTTTTTGCGTCTTAATTATATTAATGCAACCATAATAATAATTTAAGGAAATATATTATTATATATAATATGTTGAATATTGGTAAGCGTGAAACAAAAAAGAATTACAATAATATAACAAATCTTTATAATTTATTATGCAATATACAAAATTATAATATGGTTAATTTAACAGTTCCAAATGAATATTATTATATAATTTCTGAAGATACAAATAAAACTCCTATGAAAATAGATGGCAAATTGTTCTTTGAATTTAAAACAAATCATATAAAAAAACAAAATACTAAAATATTAAAATTAGTATTATTAAATGATAATGATAATGAAAATGATAATGATAATGATAATGATAATGATAATGATAATGATAATGATAATGAAAATAATAATAAAAAATCATTTAATAATTGGTGTATTATATCATAAAATAAATTTATAAATAATTATATATCAGCAATTACTTTGCTTTTTTAGTACTTTTTTTAATTTTAGGTTTAGTTGTTGTTTCTGTAATCATAGGTTGTTCTTCTACAATATTATTATTTTCTATATTAATAATATTGTTGTTATTTTCTGTATCTATAATATTATTATCTTCTATATCTATATTTATATCATTATTATTATTTTGTATATTTATATCATTGTTATCTTGTATATCATCTAATACTAATTTCATCATTTCTTTTGTAAAATATTCTTGACATTTAAATGTAGTTATTAATTGACTTCTTATAAGTTCCGCCGTTTTAAAATCATCTGTTAAACCAAATTTATCTAATATTTCTTGTTTCAAAATACGAATTTGTATGTTTTTAAACTGTTCTATATCTATTGATAATTGACATGAACCTTTACCACAATTTAAGATATCAGTTTTAATTGATATTAAAAAATACCATAAATAATTATTATTTGTTAATTTATTGTTATTTGATATAACAGTAAAAGCTTGACTATTTAAATAATATTTTCCTTCTAACAACATAATACATGTTGCATATGACATTCCTTCTCTACTAATTTTACATGTATAACCATCTCTATTATAATTATTAGTATAAAATGATATATCTCCTCCACCATATACTGGATAATTACCATTTTCACATTGATTTTTCACTATTCTTTTACCATTTTGTATTTCACAAATATCTCCTAATCTGTGTTCTGTATAATAATTTGAATTTAATGTTAATACACGTATTTTACCACATATTTCTTCTTCTTTCTCTTTCTGTAGCGTCTGTAGCGTCTGTAGCGTCCTAAGTACTTTATTTGCTGGACCTAAATATGATAAATATACTTCTAATGTTGATATGTCTTCTGGTATTGGTATTTCATAATTATTCATATTTTCTTTATTAATATGACCTAATGTAGAACCATTAAATAATTTTGATATGAATTCTTCCCATTTATATTTTACATAATAATATATATAAGTTGTTAATAAATCATTATTAGTTTTACATATAAAATTATCAGCTGAACATGAAAAACAATCATCTAAAAATAAACTGCCTTTGCCACCTGTTCCAAATATTACACATAATTGTTTATTAATATCCAAAAAATTACATGTTTTTACTTTATCTGATGATGTATAAAATCTATATTGTCCATTTTCAATTGCATCTCCTGCCTTTCTTTTTGATTTTGGTAAATATTCTAATATATCTCCTAACTTGATTATTTTAAATCCTTGTTTGGCATTGATATTTTGTTTGATATAGTTTTTATAATTAAATGTATATTCATTTTTTACTAATTCTGCATAATTTATTATCATATCTGTATTATTTTTATTATCAAATTTATAATTATCTGATGAAAATACATTTACTATTTGTTTATTAATTGGATTTATTTCATTAAATCCAATAACATGTTCTTTATCTTTAATAACAGATAATTCTTTAAAACAGATAGATGATGTTTTAATACCTGAATTTTTAAATATTAAAATAGATGTTTTTGTTGATGTATTTAAAAAGTCATCTTGTGGAACTGATATAACATATAGTACTTCATAATTTTCAACCAAAGCTTTACGTAGATCTTTAAATTTTTGATCAAAAAATACGCCTTCTTTTAATACACCACAATAAACACCATTTTGAGTTAAATTAGCCATTCCATGTAAAAGTGCACAACATTCTTTATTATCGCCTTTTATTGCATCTTTTACTGCATTTTTACCTTTTGTAGGGGCATATATATTTACAAGAATATTAATGGATCCAGAACGTGCAACATGTTTAATATATTCATTGCAATTACTTATTTTAACTTTTCCTGATTCATCATTTTGTCCAGATTGGCCATATGGAGGATTAGTAAAATTAAAATCAACTAAAACACGTTCTTGATTATGTGTTAAACCACCAATATTTTCTTCAAATGTATTTTTATTTCTAAAATTAGTTGAAAATACACAATTATCTGTATTAAATGTTTTTGTTAAAGTCATTGCATCAACACGTGCAGATTTAATAATATCCGCATCTGTATCTGCACCATATATATGATCCATTTGTTTATTCCAATTAAGAGTAGGATATTTAGCAATCATAAATTTGATATATTCAGTAATAAACCCACCAGAACCACAAAAGAAATCACCCATAGACGGTATATTTTGATTTTCTTTTAATTTTGGATCACATAATGCTATACAATACCTAATTAATTGCTTACTAGTAAAAAATTGTCCTAAATCTTCCATCTGAGAACCATTGCGACTACCGGAATTACGGCCAGTAATATGACCTAAAAAGTATTCATAAATACGTCCAAAAACATGGAAACGGTCTAAAACGTCATTAGTGAGAGGTTCTAAAAGTTTAAGGAATTCGGAAAGAGTTTTTTTTTGAGTATCAAAGCGATCTAATGGAAATTGCATAAAAATAGTATCTACATGTTCAGACATAGAAATTTCTCTACGTATTTCTCTTATTTTTCTGAGTTTTTCTTCATCATCATTAATAGCTACAAATAAAGAATATTTACAATCATTAGACATTTGCATTTCAGTTAAAAATGGTTCAATTAATTTCAATACAAAGAAAAAATTAAAAAATTGCAATGCAGATTTTCCATAAAAGCCAAAACGATTACGAATAAAGTTATGTATAGCTTGAAAATAATTCATCAATTCTGTTTCATTATTAAATTGCATATCTAATATATTAACCATTAATTATATATTATTTATCTATTATAAATTCAATAATTTTACACATATAAAATTATATATATTAATAACACATATTTTGTCAATGTATTATTAATATATAGGTAGCGCTATTTGCATTAATTACCAACACATTATTAATATATATGTAAGAGCATATATGTATTAATTATCAATGCATTATTAATATATAGGTAGGCACGCTTATCTATTAATTATCAATGCATTACCTATATATGAGGTATGCGTGTATATCTATTAATTATCAACGCGTTACCTCATATATAAGTAAGCGCTATTTTCATTAATTATCAACGCATTACCTCATATATAAGTAAGTGCTATTTTCATTAATTATCTACGCGTTATATTGGCTCTATTTTATGAATTATTGATAAATTATTTATATATATTAGCACGCTTATCAACATATTATTAATATATATTTATTGAGATGGCCAAAATACATTTTTTTGACTAGATACATTAGCTAATGATAATGCATTTAAATCATTAGATTCTTTTTTGATTTCTGACAAATTAGGTGTTTTTATTATATCTATATTATTTGATATATTGATATGTTGTTCAGAATCTATAGGCGGAATAGATAAATTATTAATTGGTTTTTGAGAAGATTGTATATTTATTTTATCTTTTATAGATGTATTATTGTTTTTATCTGTTGTACCGAATACTTTTTTTTTATCATTATTTTCTACATAATTTCCAAACATAACAAAATCTACTATATTATCCCCAGATATATTATTACCTCCTACTATTGTTTTACTATCAAAATCTGTATGTGATAATATTTTAGTTATTAATTCATCCAATTCATCTTTTGAAACATCTATTTCACGCGCATATCTTGATAAATTATTATAATATTGTTTAACTGTATCTACATTTAAATTTGATCCTAAATGAAAATGTATATAATTTACAAATTCAGCAAACTCTCCACCAAATAATTCTTTTCCTTTCATAATTGGATCTTGTATATTATCTATATTCTCATCTGCTCCACCAACTAAATCATTATCAATTTCAAATGTTTCTTCTACAGCATTACTTAAATTAACAATTCTAAACTGACCACCATTTAATGCTTTATTTTTTATTATATAGCGTATATTATTATGTAATGCATTTTTAAATGATTTTTCATTTATTTCATCATGGCGTATAGTGAAAACTTCTTCATGTAATTTATGTATAAATAAATAATATTGTTCCATATAATATACTATATATAATATATGGAACAATATACTATATAAATAAATAATTATTTTATTTATTTATATAGTGTTATAATTATGTATGTGTTGGTTCTCTAGTAGTAATAGTATTTTGGTATAATGCACGATATATTATTATAGATAAAATAGATGAGTGAAGTATATAATTATAAATAATAGATAATACAAATGATAAATATAATAAATATGGATTGAAAAATTGGCAATATTTTAATAATAATACTGTACCAACTATATTCCATACAAATTCAAAAAAGAACAATATTTTAAATATTAATTCTGTTATTGGACGGATCGTTATAAAATTATTTACTAAAAATATATTTATAAACATTGATACAACTCCCAAAAAACCATTTGTTAATAACCATTTTTGAACTGAAAGCGCTTTCGACATTTCACATCCAACTAATTTATACATTTTTATTCCTGTTCCAATTTCTAATGCAAATAAAGCAAATAAACATAATAATGAAAAATTTTTCAAAAATACATCTAAACGACATGAACATTCTGCATGAATAAGATATGGATTATTACTATTATTATTTACTGTTGTTTGACGTGATATCATTATAACTTTATATATATAAAGAAAATAATAAATATTTTACAATACTATAATAAGATAGTGTAAATATTAATCATTTTTGTTTAGGTAAAGGATAATCTTTAGGAGGTATGTTTAATATAGCACATATTTGCTTATATTCAGAATCACTAATTTGTTTTGAAATATTAGTAAAAGTGTCTAATTTTACACCCCACAATGAATTTTTAGGATTAATAGGTGTATATTTATTTGGTTTTTGTGATTGATTATTTGCATTATTCATTTGGCAATATATTGTATTGTTTGCAATATATGTTTTTTCGCGTTAGTTAGTATAAATTTATAATGTGTTCATTAATTAAAATTATTTTCAATTTTTATAATATTTATTCCATTATAGACAACATTATTTTAATTACTGGATTATCTATTATATTAGACATTTGATTAATATTTTCTAAATCAATTGGCCCTAATAATTTATCTAATAACTTTGATCTTGTTTTAAATTTATCCAATACTGATTTTGCAAAACTAGGCATTGATGAATAAGCAATATCTTTTAAACGCATTAATTTATCAAAGTCTGATGCTTCTATACTACTATTTGTTATTAAGTTATTTTTTAAATCTTGTAAAAATTGTGGATCTGCACCATCAACTTTTATAGCTATATTTATTAATTTTTTTATTTGTGAAGGAATTAAATTTATACCAGGAATGTTCCCAGATAGTTGTGAATCAAAGACGATGTATAATATAAATAAAATAATAATTCCTAATGAAAATATGGATATTTTAATATAATTGGGATTTTTTATAAATTTTATATTATTTGATATAAATAAATATATTAGAGACACTACAGCAAATGCAAGTATAAAAAATATAGAATTAAATACTGTATCATATTCTATTTTAATTAATTGTACAGGTAAAAACATACTTATAGCAAAATATAGTGATAATACAACAAACATCACTGTTACTGTATCTGATAATGATGTTTTAAAATTTGTTATATTATTTTTCTCTTCGTCAGATGTTAAACTATCTGCTAATTTTTTATTATATGATGAAAATATATAATATGTAATTATAGATATAATCATAAATAAAAATATATTTTTGATTAAAGCATAATTATCATCTCCTGGAAATTTACCAAATAAAATTGGAATATTTGGAACTATATATTTATTAGTAGCAATAAGATACAGTGGTGATTTAAATAATATATCCATATATATAAACGAAAATAAAATAATTTAAACATATTGCTTAAATCTGAAAATCCATCATGGGTTTTTCTAAAGGCATATTCGGATAGCTTGGATTATCCCACCAAAGTTTGCAAGAATCAAAAGGATCATGTTGTACCTTTAAAGTACCTAGTAGTATTAATTTTTCACCAACGACATCAAACCTCAATATTGGTTGTTTGCTAGCATTTAGTAGGTTAATTTCATCATTAGATAAAGGACGTTCTGATTCTTTTGATTCTTCTGATTCTTCTAATTCTAAAAATAGATGTCGAGCTGGTTTTTTTGGAAAAAGAATGGATTCTAATTTATGAAGTTGCAAAATAAATCCAAGATTTGGACTAATAAGAACACGTCGTTGTTTTACATAATCAAATGCTGCGTCATATTCCATTTTTACTCGACATGTTGGGTCACTACCATAAAACATGAGATATGCAATAACAAAAGATGGTGCACGACTATAACCCATTTTACAATGAACTAATACAGGTTCATTTGTTAAAATACATTTATGGATAAATTGTATTACTTTTGCAAAATGTCTAAAAATATTTTCATCGCTATGATCTTTTAACAACAAATGTAATCCTGATAGTATAGGAGGTGGCAATTCTTCTGCCAAATTTACAATATGCATAATGTTATTGTCTTTTAATGTTTGTTTATTTGTTGCATCTGGGAAATCACCCAGATACAATAAACTAGCAATAATCTCAGTAATACTATCAGTATTTTTAAATGTTTGATTGTTAGAAAGATCTAATTTTAATGATTGACCTAGATTTCCTAAATTAAATGATACTGGAGGTGATACTGAAGAACGTTTACGACGTTCTCCATTCTGTGAAGGTTGAGACATACTAAAATAGGAACCTTTGTAGCGTTAGTTATTATAAATGAATATTAGATCTACCTATGAATAATATTTTCAATATTTTATATAAAATACAGATTAAAATTATTTAGATATTTAATAGTAAATAATTGAAATAATAACAATATAAGTAAGAATAAATTTATATATTATACAACATGAATAAGCAACCTATAATATTTCAAGTTATAGATTGGAGAGAATATAATGAAGACATAGAAATACCATCTGATTATTATGATAATAATGTAGAAATGAAGAATAAATATTTATTTAGAATATTTGGTAGAACACCATGTGGTAAATCAATACATATAAAATGTATAAAATATATACCACATTTTTATGTAAAAATACCTAAATTATGGTTATCAGTACCACAAAATAAAAATATCAGTGAAAGTGATTGGTTAAAACATTGTTGTAATGCATTTATCAATGAATTAAAAAAACGGAATTATGGAACAAATATACATTATTTAAAATATGATATAGTTGATCGTAGTGATTTTAGAGGATTTACTGCAGATAAATGTTTTAAATTTTTGAGAATTGTATTTGATAATTCAAAAGCTATGAAAAATTTTGCATATACTTTGAATAATAAAATTTCTATTCCTACTATCAATAATGATCTTATTAAATATGATATTTATGAAAATAATATTGATTCAATGATACGTGCTGGTCATATACAAGATTTAAAATTTGCTGGTTTTATTAAACTGTCTAAATATTATACAAATGATGAAATAGAATCTACTACTTGTGATATAAATTTATTGTGTGATTGGACTGATTTGAAGCCTTTATCTGAAGATGAATATAAAAATATGATATCTGTACCATTTAAAATAGCAGGGTATGATATAGAATGTGATTCATCTGATGGTAATTTTCCAAGACCTACACCTACAACACATGATCAGAATGGAAATAAATTAGATATTATAAGACCAGGCGACAAAGTAATACAGATTGGAACAGTATTTAGTACATATGGAGGAGATATTTATAAAAAACATATTATTACTCTTGGTACATGTGATGCTATAGATGGTGTTGAAGTAGTATCAGTAAATTCAGAACGTGAATTATTAATAGAATGGGCAAAATTAATACAAAAAGAAGATCCTGATTTTTTAGTAGGATATAACATATTTGGTTTTGATGATGATTATTTATATACGAGAGCGTCACAACCAGAAATAGCATGTTTGGATGTATTTGATAAAATGAGTAAAATAAAGAGTTATAATTGTATAAATGTAAAACAACAGTTAAATACAAATGCACAAGGTGATAATTTAATGAAATATATAGATTGTCATGGTCGTATTAAGATTGATTTAATGAAAATAATACAACGTGATTATAAATTAACAAAATATAATTTAGATTTTGTAGCAGAAACATTCATACAAGAAAATATTACATCGTATGAATTATCAGATAATAATACAGTAAAATTTAAATCTAAAAATTTACATAATATTAATATAGGCAATTATATTAAATTAATTGATAATGCTGCTGCAAAATATGGACTAGTAGATGAACATAATAATGATATAAATAATGATAAAGAAAATGACAATATAAATAACAATGATGGTATAGATGACAGTGATGAAGAAGATATCATAAACAATGATATAGTAAAGTATAAAATATTGGATATAATGAATGATGAAATGATAATTATAAATAAAAACAATACAATTACAAAATCATATATGGCAGAATTAGGAAAAGATATTAAATGGGGTCTTGTAAAAGATGATATAAAACCTAATATGTTATTTGCATTACAAAAAGGTAATAGTACTGATAGAAGTATTATAGCTAAATATTGTATTCAAGATTGTGTACTGGTTATACGATTATTAAATAAGTTAGAAATAATAACAAATCATATTGCTATGGCAAATGTATCTAATATACCTTTTAATTATTTGCTAACAAGAGGTCAAGGAATAAAAGGATTAAGTTTAGTAGCAAAAGAATGTAGAAAATCAAATTATTTATTGCCATATTTGAAAGTTCCTGATAATAATGAATTAGATAGTATAAAATATGAAGGTGCTATTGTTTTTGAACCTTATACTGGTTTTTATCAATCTCCTATATTTGTATTAGATTTTAACTCCCTATATCCCAGTTCTATTATATCTTATAATGTGTCTCATGAAACTATCGTTGTTAATCCTACATATGATAATTTACCTAATTATAATTACAAAAATATAACTTATAATAATAATGATGGCACTACTACTACTTGTAGATATGCACATAAAAATGATGGCACATTTGGTATTCTACCACGTATATTGATGAATTTGTTAAATGAAAGGAAAAATACAAAAAAATTAATGAAAAATGAAAAAGATCCTTTCAAAAAAAGTATTTTAGATGGACACCAAAATGCTCTCAAAATTACTGCTAACTCTGCATATGGTCTATTAGGTACTAATAAAAGTCCTATAGGATTTATAGAATTAGCAGCGAGTACAACAGCAATAGGGAGATCTATGTTATCATTAGCTCGTGATTTTGTAGAAAAAGATTTATTAAATATTATGCATCAATATAATGATGTATATAATATATATAAAAATGATGTAAATATATATAAAAATGAGATAAATAAATTAAATAATTTGTTTTTGTATGATAAATCAGATGAAAACATAACATTTATAACAACCACAATACCACAATTATTTGCTACTTATACTATTAATATAAAAGTTATATATGGAGATACTGATAGTATATTTTGTAATCCAAATTTAACAGATATACAAACAGGTGAATTATTGAAAACTAAAAAAACAATAAATGCTGCTATTAAAATAGGACAATTAGCAAGTATTTTTGTTAAAAAACACTTACTATTTCCACATAACTTAGAATATGAAAAAACATTCTATCCTTTCTGTCTAATGGCTAAAAAAAAATATGTTGGTAATAAATATGAAGATGATGATGCAAAATGTAAATTAACTTATATGGGTATTGTTCTAAAACGTAGAGATAATGCAAATATTGTAAAAAAAGTATTAGGAGGCCTAGTAAATATTATGATGTATGAAAACGATATTGATAAAGCAAAACGTTATCTACATACTATGTGTAGAAATCTATTAGATGGTAAATATTCCATTAATGATTTCATCACTACTAAAGCCTTAAAAAGTACTTATAAAGGAACCAAACTTACTACTACTAACAAAGGAAATGAAAATGATATTGGTAGATGGTATTGGGATGATGTTAAATGTGGTCAAGCACATGTCAAATTATGTCAAAGAATTAAAGAACGTGATCCTGGGAATGTCCCTAATGTTAATGATCGTATTTCAATGGTTGTAATATATAAACCCAAAAAAAGAGGTATAAAATATTTACAGGGTGACTTAGTAGATACTCCAGAATATATAAAAGAACATAACATACAAATTGATTACCTATTTTATCTTACAAATCAAATTATGAATCCTGTAATCCAATTCGCTGAACATATTTTTAGTAATTGCAATGAAGCCAAAGATATGTTTAATGATTATATTATCGAAGAAGAAAAAAAACGTAAAGGTATCAAAAAATTAAATATTACTACCACTCCATATATTCCTATTATATATTATGATGATAATACTGACTCAAATATAAATGAAAATATCAATAATAATATTATAGATTGTCCAAATATTATTGTTAAACCATATGATCCAAAAGATATATTAAAAATGCCATTACCTAAAAAACCAAAGAAAAAACGAGCAGATACTAAACTTAAAAAAACTAAATTAAATATATATTTAGATCCGAACAGTGAAATTGAAACTAATTAAATTACATTGGTTTATTATACCTATTTCATTAAATAAATTAATTATACTTTACATTATATTTTATTTCGGAATGTTTTAAATGGAAAATATTCCATAATAAGTCCTATTACATCATATGGTATTAATCCGTTTGTGATTTCTACTAGATTATCTGGAATGCCTATGATTTTATAACCTCGTGACGTGTATTTATCATATCGTTCTTGTTTTATTGGAATCATTGCTTTTGCTGTTTTATTTTGTATTTTATGTAATAATGTATTTATTGTTTTATTATAAAATCTCCAAAAAGGTTTTATTAAATCAAAATATATCTTCTTATTATATGACATTGTATAACTGCACTTAATACTAATACAAAGGTGGTGAATATCCAAATCTATCTTAGCAAATTTTTGTTTTAGCCGTATAAAAACTAGTTGAATAGGTACAGTTAATACACATCCATTCACTGCAGTTATGGTAATTACTACAAATGAACCTTTGTAGTCAATTTGTGACTTTTGACAGATATGATATTTAATTTCAGGAAATGACAATAACATATCATAAATTATTGTCATTATATTAGCGTCATAGTCTTTTTCTTGCTCAAATGGATTATGTATTTCAATTATAATATCAATATCATCTGGTAGCCAATGATGATTACTAATATCATATTTATCATATAATGTATGATTGATTACTTTATTGTTAGTACTTGTTTCTTTATTTTTACGAACTATATCTGCCCATTGTGTCGGTTTTATAATAGGCGAAACATTTAATGGTAGAGGTGGTTGTGATTTTTGTTTGTTGATTAATTCAATTCCAAATAAAACAGAACTTCCAAATAAATATATACCACCAATAATATTACAAAAATTACCAATTTTTGCACAATATACTTTATGCACTGATAATTTATCCAACAACATATAAAGAGAAAACATGCCTTTGGTCATATCGCAATAAAACTCTCCCAATAAATTATATATTATTTCAGGATATTCACTATATTTATCATCAATTTCATCATCTGTTTGTACATATGCTATTTTAGGGGGCATTATGTGTTTTGCTATATAAAACGATGTGTTTTTTAGCGTTAGTTATATTAACATTATAGTGAACTATTTATAAAATAAAAATTTCAATTTTTTATTAAATACTATATTATTATTGTAATTTAGACAATTCTTCTTCATTTAGATCTAATAATGTTTCTGGAGATCCATCAATATCATCTAATTGTGAATAATTTCCAATTTTACCGTTATATACGTCAAGTTCAGATAATACTAAATCATTTGGTGGTCCATCAAAAAAATTAATCGAATACTTACTATCATTAATACAAGTACTAAAAGGATTATACATTGTTCCTGTTTCACAATATGAAGTTTTTAATACTTTAATAATTATCTTTGCTAAACTTGATAATAATGTATAATATGCATTTGATAATAATGTATAATCTGCTATTAAATCATAATTTACATATTCAATATCAACACAATTTTTTGATACATTTTGATCAGTAAATAGATTATACATATTTGTTTTTTCATCTAATACAAACATCAATGGATCCTTCAAATAATTATAATATTCATGACGCATTGGTATACATACTGAACCATCAATAACAAAAAATCTACCTGATGAGAATTCATCTTCATATTGATTATATGTACAATATGTATTAAATAATACAGTATATTTAATTGCAACATAAAAATCTGAATTCTCAGATAAAATTGGTCTTGGAACATTAAATGGTTTTAAATATCTATTTGTATGACTTTCATCTGTAATTCGTCTTTTTACATTGTTTTCTTTTATAATATGATTTAAATTAATATCATAATTATTTAACATTGGACCACCAAAATCAGTTTGCGTTAATTCTCTAACACTGGATCCTAAAAAACTGATTCCTTGACCTGGTTGTGCACGAATTAAACCTTGATTATATAAATCTAAAGATGTTTCTTCTAGTTCTGTTTCCTTTTGTGAAAGATCTTTTTTTGGGGGCATTATGTGTTTTGTGATATAAAATGATGTGTTTTTAGCGTTAGTTATATTAATATTATATTTCAACTAGTTATAAAATAAAAGTTCAATTTTTTATTAAATTTCAATATTCACTTTTTTATCAGTCTAACATTTTTTCTAGATCAAATTCTTCAAATTGTTTTTTATTATCTATATCAAATTCTTCATAAGGTCTAATATTACCATTATATACATCTAACTCTGACATAACTATATCATTTGGTAATTTATCTGTAAAATTAAATGTACTTGTCAAATCAATCATATTAGTGCGTTGATCATCTTCTGGAAATTTTGGGTGTTTATAAAACTCACGTATAACATTCGCTATTAATTGTACTACATTTTGTAATACCATATAATATGCATCTGATAATAATTTGTATTCTTTTGTAACTTCATAATTATCATGCACATATTGGTCATTATTTGAACGAAATGTTTTTGGATCAGTAAAAAGTCTATACATACCTGTTTGGTCATCTTGGTTAAACATATTAGGATCATATAAATAATTATAATATTCATGACGCATTGGAATATATAGATCACCATAAACAACAAAATAAGTATCTGGTATATCATTACGAAAAGTACAATAATTTTCAAATAATATTGCATATTTAATTTGAACATTAAAATCTAAACTATTATTTAAATGAGGTCTTGGTACATAAACTGGAATTAAATATCTAGTAGTACGTTCTTCATCATTATATCTATGTTTGGTATAATTCTTATCATCAATATGGTTAGTATTAAAAGGTTGATTAAATACATTTGGCGGTGCAAAATCATTTTCCGATAAATATCTAACACAATTTCCAGAAAAACTAATTGCTTGTCCTGGTTGTGCACGAATTAAACCTTGATTATATAAATCTAAAGATGTTTCTTCTGGTTCTGTTTCCTTTTGTAAAAGATCTTTTTTTGGGGGCATTATGTGTTTTGCGATATAAAATGATGTGTTTTTTAGCGTTAGTTATATTAATATTATATTGCAACTAGTTATAAAATAAAAGTTCAATTTTTTATTAAATTTCAATATTCACTTTTGTATTTTCTCGTTTTTGAATAAGCATAAGTGTTTATTTATGAATATAATTAGATCATCTTGTTCATATTGATTATTAGTAGCATTTATATATATATTAACTTCCCAATATCCCTTAAATGTAACATAAATAGCTAATCCATTATTATGTGTACAATGTGAAATAAATCCAAAAACTAAAAATAGTGTTGTATGTTATTTACATGAATGCATTAATAGTTATTAAATATATAAAATCATTTGGCAATACTTACAAAAAGTAAATAATTAATTTTATTTTATTATCTATACAATTTTATTATAAATAATTATATATTATAATAAAATTGAAATTTTGATACATTAATAGGTCTAATATTTATAATATATAACTAACATAGTATTGTAGCTATTTTACAAAACAAAAAAATGCCTTCAAAAAAAAAAGAAGCTAAAAAAGCTAAAAAATTAGCTAATGAACAAACAAATACTGAATTATGGAAAAAGTACAATCATATGTTGGATGCAATTTTGGGTGAAGAAAGTTTGTTTCAAGAGTATAAAAATTTACTAGATGAAATGATGCTAGAATGTTATAAAAATATTAATAGAGATATTAAAGAATATAAAAAAACACCAAAATTTGGCCGTTTGATTTTACCTATTAAAAATTTAAATGATTTTCCACTAGAAATCAAATTATTAATTTCACATTTTTTATTAGATACCTTTTGCAGTATATATGTTGCAAGAAAATTTGTATTAAATCAAGATTATGAAAATTATATGCTGGCTTTAAGATTGCCTGCATATAATTGTTATTTTGATTATACATTAGAAAAAAAATTTAATAATTGCATGGGTTTATGTAAAAAACCAAATTCAGTAGTTGATACAATAATTAAATTGAAAACTACAACTGGCAAAACAATTAAAGTAAGTTTGCCTATTCAATGTAATGTATTGTATATTTTATACAGACATGAAATTAAAAATGATAAGCATTTAGGTATGTTATTATTCACATATTATTGTTCAATTGGATATATTTCATTACATCACAAACATGATGTTGGATATTATATTGAATATAAAAAGTACCCATTGTGTGGGTTCGAACTATTACTAAAAAATACATATACAGAAACTGATCCAACCGATCATGTTAAATATGTATTTTTTTCTTATCAAAAAGTTATAAAATATTTGCCTAAATGTGTATGTGATGTCAATAATATGGCTGTAGTAAAATATGATAACAGAATTTTACCTGATTCTAGCCAAAAATGTAAATATAAATTTAGAGATGTACATACAAATAAAGAATTAGATTTAAAATGTGAACATGATGTATCTGATAAGGTTCTTGAAAATATCAACATTAAAGATATTTGTATAGAAGCTATAATGTTATTTAAAAAAATTACATGTGTAATTAGTGGAAGTCAGAAATTATTAGAATATATTTTTAGTTTACAAGAGCTAAATTTATATGAAATGTCAGACAAATTATATAAATATTGTTGATTTATTTATATTACCAAAAATTATTATTAATTTATAATATATAATTAGATGGTTAATGGCAATATTGGATATGGTATTATATTATCTTTGGATGATATATATAACTTATATAATAAAATTAATATAGAAGATAGAACACAAATAAAAATGAGTGAAGATAATGTACAAGATAGTTTTTATAAATTTGTTTTAGAAGAAACAAATATAATAGTTGATTTATTTAATAATGTAATATATAATAAAAATGGTATAGGATTTTATATGAATGGAAATAATTGTGTATTTGATAAAGAATATCCTATATTTTTTGGCTGGCAATCTAAATATGGAGGAAAATGTAATAATAGATCACATATTGAAATTTTTGATATGATAATGGAAAGTGAGAAAAATAATATAATAAAAATAGTAGCAAGTATATATCCAAAATATGTAGATGAATGCAATTATTATATATTGACAAATTATTGTAATTGTTGTGAAAAAATTGAAATATAAATAATTTAGATATTTCAAATATAAATAATTATTAACTACAGCAGAAAAATGCACAAACGCGGTATTTTGTCAATTAAATCAAATATTCCAAAAAATAATAAAGTATTACAATGTAAAATTTTAGAAAAACATATTACTACAAATATAAATATAGTATATCAACCACTATATTTATATTCTATATATAAGTGTGATATGATTAAAGAATTAAACATATTTAATAATAGTTTAAATACAAAAATTAAATCATACAATCGTAAATTATTATTTATTAGTATAATTACTTTTGTATGTATTATATCGTTTCATGTATATTTTTATTTGATGATTAATTTAATGATAGCTATAAATATGTTATTATATAATATATGTGATCATTTATTATAAAAAATTATTATTTAGATATGATATTTAACATTCATTTATATTTTACAATTTTTCAATAAAGGATCATATATAACAAATATAAGTTTGTCTGTTTCTTTATCTATTAATTCATCATATTCTGCTATTAAATTATCTTTATCTATTATACCATTTAATAATAGATCATATGTATTATTCATCATTTTAGCTAATTCATTCCATATATCAGGATTAATATATCCACCAATTATAGTTAATGATTCTGATAATAGCATTTTATTGTTATTATGCTCTTGATTAGGATGGCCAAAGAAATTATATAAATATTTTGGTTCATCTAATGGCATTTCAATACCATTATGTATCATAGCATATTGACCCCAACTAATTAATTCTCCTTTGTATTCAATAGGGTGATCATCAGTCATTTCAAAATCACCAACTTTAAACATTCTCTTATTATTTCTAGGAGATTTAGTTAGAATGATCGGCTTGGTAGGATTAAGGTATCGTAGTAATGAATCAGAAAAACAAGGTGGATTTGAATTAGAATTTTCTGAAACAACTGCTAGTATTAATTCATAACCCAATATATTCTTGGCTGTTGATATATTAACTACCTCTACTGGTATATTACTTTGTATATTAGTTCCATTACCTAATTGCCCAGCATTATTATAGCCAAAAGTTTTAATAGTACCGTTTGACATTAATACTGTTGTATGACCATCACCACAAGAAACAGCTATTGCTCCTGATGTTATACCACATACATCTACTGGTACACAACTATCAGTTGTATTATTAACACCTAATTGACCAGTATTGTTGAGTCCAAAAGTTTTAACAGTTCCATTTGACATTAGGACTGCTGTATAACTATTACCACAAGAAACAGCTATTGCTCCTGATGTTATATTTACTACATTTATTGGAAAATGACTTGTAGCAATAAAACCACTACCTAATTCACCAGAATTATCAGCACCAAATGTTCTAACAGTTCCATCTGACATCACTACTGCTGTATGAGATAAACCACAAGATATAGCTATAGCTCCTGATGTTATATTAACTACATTAACTGGTTCATTGCGTTGTATAACCGTACCATCACCTAAACGACCAGAATTATTGCCACCAAAAGTTTTGACTGTACCATTTGACATTAATACTGCTGTATGATTATTACCACAAGAAATAGCTATTGCTCCTGATGTTATACCACATACATCTACTGGTGTATTGCTGTTATTTGGTCCATTATAACCATTACCCAATTGACCAACATTATTACGTCCAAAAGTTTTGACTGTACCATTTGACATTAACACTGCCGTATGACTATCACCACACGATACACCTATTGCTCCTGATGTTATATCACATACATCAACTGGTGTATTGCTGTTATTTGGTCCATTATAACCATTACCCAATTGACCAACATTATTACGTCCAAAAGTTTTGACTGTACCATTTGACATTAATACAGCTGTATGAAATCTACCACAAGAAACAGCTATTGCTCCTGATGTTATATTACATACATTCACTGGAACACTTGTAATAGTAAAAACAATATTATTAACACCATTACCTAATTGACCATAATCATTTAAACCAAATGTTTTAACAGTACCATCTGACATCACAATTGCTGTATGAAAATTAGAACCATCTAATAAATAATGCCATAAATTGATATTTTCATTGAAATATATTGTTGATACATTTTCGTTTGTATTTTCTAATATCCAATCACCACCTGATAATAAATTACCTGTCAAATCATTAGAAGCTCCTATTACTACATTATTATTAGTAGCTAAAAAGTCAAAATATAATTTCCATTTATTGTCCAATAAAAGACTGCATGCTAAGAAATCAATTTTGCTAATATTAAAGGTTGTAATTATGTTTTGAATAAACAAAGTTACATTATTATCAATTATAACATTATTATTATCAGAAATAAAATGATCAGTACCTATAAATGTTTTATTTGATTTATGATCATTTATAAATGCAAAAGATAATCTTTGAAATAAAGTTATATTAAATGCTGCTATTTGTGTTAATAACTGATTATATGTTGCACTTTGTTCATAAATAATATATTTTGTGTCATTATTAATAGCACTTACAAAAGTATTAATATCTGGAATATTTTTATCAACAAAAAGAAGATTCATTATATATATATATATATATATATAATAAATTATTTATATTTTACAATTTTTTAATAAAGGATCGTATATAACAAATATAAGTTTATCTGTTTCTTTATTTATTAATTCATCATATTCTGCTATTAAATTATCTTTATCTATTATGCCATTTAATAATAAATCATATGTATTATTCATCATTTTAGCTAATTCATTCCATATATCAGGATTAATATATCCACCCATTACAGTTAGTGAATCTGATATCTGCATTTTATTGTTATTATGCTCTTGATTAGGATGGCCAAAGAAATTATATAAATATTTTGGTTCATCTAATGGCATTTCAATACCATTATGTAGCATAGCATATTGACCCCAACTAATTGATTCTCCTTTGTATTCAATTGGGTGATCATCTGTCATTTCAAAATCACCAACTTTAAACATTCTTTTTTGATTTCTTAAAGATTTAGTTAGAATGATTGGTTTTGTAGGATTAAGGTATTGCAGAAAAGAATCAGAAAAACAAGGTGGATTATAATTATTAATAGGATTCGGATTAGGATCTTCTGAAACAACATCAAGTATCAATTCATAACTTAATATATTTTTTGCAGTCGATATATTTAAAACATTGATAGGTACATTGCTATTTGTATTAGTTCCATTACCTAATTGACCATAAATATTATTACCAAAAGTTTTAACAATACCATTTAACATTAATACTGCTGAAAATTCAACACCACCTGTAATTGCTATAGCTCCTGATGTTATATTACATACATTTACTGGCGTATTGCGATTGGTATTAGTACCATCACCTAATTGCCCTACATTATTATAACCAAAAGTTTTAATAGTACCATTTGACATTAATACTGCAGAATGCCTATCACCACCTGTGATTGCTATAGCTCCTGATGTTATATTACATACATTTACTGGCGTATTGCGATTGGTATTAGTTCCATCACCTAATTGGCCAAAATTATTAAAACCAAATGTTTTAATAGTTCCATTTGACATTAATATTAATGTATGAGCGCCACCACTAAATATAGCTGTGGCATTAGATGTTATATTGCATACATTAACAGGAGTATTGCGATTGATATTAGTACCATCACCTAATTGTCCAACATTATTTAATCCAAAAGTTTTAACAGTACCATTTGACAATAATATTGTTGTATAAGCTGCACCACAAGAAATAGCAATAGCACCAGATGTTATATTACATACATTTACTGGTATATTACGATTAGTATATGTTCCATCTCCTAATTGACCAAAATCATTTGCGCCAAAAGTTTTAACAGTCCCATCTGTCATTAATATAGCTGCATGATAATTGCCACAAGAAATTGCTATTGTACCTGATGTTATATTACATACATTTACTGGTATATTGCGTTGTATATTAGTACCATCACCTAATTGACCAACATTATTATAACCAAATGTTTTAACAGTTCCATTTGACATTAAAACTGTTGTAAAAACATCACCACACGAAACAGCTATAGCTCCTGATAATATATTACATACATTTACTGGCACATTGCTATTAATTATTGTATTATTACCTAATTGCCCAAAATTATTACGTCCAAATGTTTTAACAGTTCCGTCTGTCATCACAACAGCAGTATGATGTGAAGTACTATCTAATAAATAATGCCATATATTAATATTTTCATTAAAATATATAGTTGATACATTTTCATTTGTATTTTCTAATATCCAATCTCCTCCTGATAGTAAATTACCTGTCAAATCATTAGATGCACCTATTATCACATTATTATTGGCAGTTAAAAAGTCAAAATATAATTTCCATTTATTATCCAATAAAAGACTACAAGCTAAGAAATCAACTTTGCTAATATTGAATGTTGTTATTATATTTTTTATAAATAAAGTTACATTATTATCAACTATAACATTATTATTATAAGAAATAAATTGATCATTTCCTATAAATGTTTTATTTGATTTATAATCATTTACAAATGCAAAAGATAATCTTTGAAATGAAGTTATATTAAATGCTGCTATTTGTGTTAATAACTGATTATATGTTGTACTTTGTTCATAAATAATATATTTTGTGTTATGATTAATAACATTTATAAAAGTATTAATATCTGGAATATTTATATCAACAAATAAAAGATTCATTATATATATATATATATAATAAATTATTTATATTTTACAATTTTTCAATAAAGGATCATATATAACAAATATAAGTTTGTCTGTTTCTTTATCTATTAATTCATCATATTCTGCTATTAAATTATCTTTATCTATTAT